GGATAGTACCAGAAACTAAATGATAATCTACCATCTCCACTATCTCTAGAGTCTACATTAGATGTAAAATGGAAGTTAGCACCTATCACATCAGTTGTGGCAGTATGTGCTAATGAATTATTTCCAAATTTAATTTGAGTTGAAGTAGTTTTATTTGGTGGAGTAAAACTTACAGTAGGAACTTTTAAGTAATTAGATCCAGAACCTGTTATGGATACTGCATCAATGGCACCCTCCGCAATAGTAACAGAACCCGTTGCCGCATTTCCTTGGCCAGGTTTATGTACAGTAACAGTAGGAGTTCCTTGATAATTTCCATCATCAAACAACTTAATGTACTGAACAGACTTAACTCCAGTAACAGTAGATGCAAGAGATACAGTAGCTTCTGCATTATTTGTAGTCTCTTTCTCCATCTGTATGGTAATAACTTGTCCCTTACTTACCATACTCTCATTAATATCCACACCATCTTTATCAGTCAATCCATCAGGAAGATCAATAACCTCATCTTCAGGCTGGAAGATTTCACATCTAAATTCATACATGAATAGGTCATTCATCTGGTAGAATGGAACCTTTCTTTCAATATATTTGATTTCAAATATGGCATTATCCAAAGGAAGATAAATTAAATCTCCTTCATTTGGAGTATTGGCATTCTTTCTATCACCTTCAGGCCATAACTTTAGAAATGGGGATATAAAATCATCATACCTTTCTTTAGAAACAACTAGAGTTAACTCATCCTGTTCCTGAACACCAAACTTTGTTAGTACATCTGAAGGAGTTCCGAACCCATCAGTGTTTACTAAGTAAGCCTCTAACCTGAAACTATCATCAAATTTAGATGCAGTAATCTCTCGGATAACTGTATTCTCATTAACAATTTTTCTAGGCAGATACAAAATATCCTGACCGAACAATGTTAAGTGTTCGTTAACCAAGTCCTGAACTAATCTTTGTTCACTTGGAGATCCATGTAAAAAGAAAGGTGATAGTGGCATTTATCCAACCATATCTAGAGGTGGCATCGCATATTCTTCCATGAGAGACTTCTCATGTTTTTCTATTTCCATAACAGAATCATCATATATTTGTCTACCATTTAATTCTAATCCGCCAGGAAGTTTAACACCTGTGAATTTAATAAGGTTTTGTCCCCATTGACGTTTGATAAGTGAAGTGGTATACTGCTTAAGCCAGAAGTCATTATATACTGCTGTATCACTTTCGGGATCTGCAACTCTAAAACAATCTAATATTAAATAATGATCGTTCGTGAGCTCTTTTAGATTTATATCCAAGTATAATCTACTGTTCTTTTTGTTAAATCTTACTTGAACATCTGGATTAAGCAGATAGTCTATAGTCTCCAAGTATGATTTTGTTTGACTATAGTTCAATAAATCTATTGCACCGTAGTAGTATAAATCATTAAGGAAGATCTGGTATTTTATATTGAACATACCCGCCGATAAGGTGGATGAGTCCATTTTAAATACCTTATTGACTCCTATAATAGTGTCTGGTAATGGAAGATAATTTGCTTGTTCCGTATACTCTGCAGAAGAAATCCCTCCAAAGGTATCAGTAACAGTTGTTGTTTGAGCAATTCCAACCATAGCAGTCCTTTCTGCCTCAGTCAGTTTATGCTTTAGGAACACTCTATCAATACCCTCTCCATGTCTTTCATGGAAATACTGAACGGCATCATCGATAAGATCATCAATCTGATCATCATCGACATTGATCTCCAGTACTGGCTTTCCGAGTTTTCTGAGAGCGTATTCTTTCAACCCCTCTTTACTGTTGGGTTTTGCCATTCCAGTAATTCATAACTTTCTCCAAAGTATTTAGGTTATATGAAAAAGTATTTTATTGATGAAGAAGAGACTTTCGCTGTCAATGACGAATTGGGAGCAAAAGTCGAACTCATGGGATGGGAAGAAACGCCAATAGTTTATGTCGATAACTTCTATCAAAATCCAGATAAGGTTAGAAACTTGGCACTAAGATGTCCAAGTACAAATAACCCAAGAATATGTGGAGGAGTTGCTGGAACTAGAGTAGATATGAATATGAATTTGGATCATATACATGATGTCTGGAAACAGATTGCAGACAATGTATATGGATTAAAGATGGGAGAAGTAAATGAATTCCATAGAGCATGTCTAAATGTTCCATTTTCTGTCAATGTAACTCAATCTAAAGACAGAGATAGACTTCCCCATGTAGATTTTCCACCAGAGAGTGCTGGTAGAGGATGGGCAGGATTGGTATATTTAAATAAAGGTAAAGAAATTAGTGGTGGCACTGGGTTCTATACATATAAAGGGATGCAAATCAATACAAATCAGGATGGAATATGGGATGAAGACTATGTTGCTGATAGTATAGGCCCTTGGGAACTAATACATTTGGCAAAAATGAAATATAATAGAATGATAATGTACCCAGATAATATATTACATGGAGTATATGATAAAGACCTTATATACAAAGACGATCTGTATAGATTGGCTCAAGTATTCTTTTTACCACTACATTTTGCAGAACAATGATTATTCTAACAGGTTATAATGGTTTTATTGGCCAAGCATTTCTGAAGAGACTTGATCCAGAAAATGTGTACAGAGTTGAACAAGGTGGAGCATTTAAGTTCCTAGAGGAGTATGAAGACTGGGATAAGGTTGAAATGATCATTCACCAAGGAGCAATATCAAGTACTACCGAGACAGATATAGACAAGATATATCAATATAATATTAAGTTCTCTATTGAACTTTTTAAGAAAGCAATAGAGTATAGTATTCCAGTTAAGTATGCATCATCTGCCTCTGTATATGGTAGGATTCATTCAGAGTTTGGTTATATGAAACAAACTGTTAACCCTCTAAACTTCTATGCACTGTCTAAAGCAACTGTTGATTACTGGGTTCAAGATCATATGGATGAATTTGAACTGGTTCAGGGATTTAGATACTTTAATGTATATGGTGAAGGTGAGGCTCATAAAGGACATCAAATGAGTCCCATAAGTAAGTTCACACAACAAGCAAAAGAAGATAGAGTAATAAAGGTATTTGAAGATTCTGAATATGCTTTCAGAGACTTTGTATGTGTTGATGATGTTGTAAATGTAGTGTTAGATAACACATCAGGAAGTGGAATATATGATATTGGGACAGGCAATCCTATATCATTTGAAGTAGTCGCAGAACTAATTGCCAAAAAAGAAGGGGCTGAAATCGAAACGATTCCATTCCCTCCTCATCTAAAAGATAAGTATCAAGAGTATACTTGTGCTGACAACTCTTGGTATGAGTATGATTATAAATCTGTAGAAACTTATATTGATGAAGGAATTCCCTGTAACGTATAACGATATACTACCCGAAGATAAATTTCAATCCATCTCTACTTATTTTATGGAGGGTGATTGGAAATTAACTAATAAATCCTATGACTCAGATAGTGCTAAACTTAGTTGGGAACTAAAAGGGCCAATAGAAATAATCTGTTTTGAGGTTGCAACTTATATAAAATTAGTAATCAAAAAATATATTGGTAAGGATATACATCTAAGAAGTATGCATACTAATGGACAAACCTTTGGTCAAGGTTCTGAACTCCATAGAGATCGTGATGATATTGGATATTACAGTTGTATATTATTCACTACTCCACACTGGGATCTTCAATGGGGTGGAGAATTCGTTTGCAAAGACTATAAAGGCAATCAACATTCTGTACTTTATAAACCCAATAAAGCAGTAGTGATTCCATCTCACTGGGAACACTATGGTGCTTCTCCTAATGTTCATACTGATACATTAAGAACTTCTTTGGGTCTAATCTATGAGGTCGCCAGGTAATATTCTATGTGAATCTGAATCAGAATGTTCTGTACTGAACTCAAATAGTTCGGTATCTTCTAGTGCAAACATACGATGTTTCAGACCAATAGGTACATGAAATTTATCTCCTTTTTCCAATATGGTTATATGTGCATGTTCTATATCATCTTCCCATCCGTGGAAGAGTTTAATC